GACAGGACTTGAACCTGCACGGGTAGTTCTTTCGACTATTATTCCCAAGCTGTCATCTACCAGATTACTCTGTGTTTCCACTCGTGTTTTTCCAGCACACCACATTCAATATTTTTGCGCTCCGAGAGGGACTCGAACCCCCGACTCTCTGGTTAACGGCCAGACGCTCTACCAACTGAGCTACCGAAGCATAAAAATGGATTCAGGTGTGAGCCTCATACTCACGCACCCCGACAGTATTTCGACTGCCATGTTATATGTCTCAGAGAACGACTTGATTTCCGTGTTGCCAACCACGGGTACATTAATCATCCCAAACAGAACATTGAGGGCAGCTTCTTACGCAACCCTGAATCCCACCCAGCACAAGTCGTTAACTAAATGTGCTTGGTGATTACGAGAAACTTTACGTTTTCATTTCTCGATTTATCTTCGATTATAAGTTCTACCTAATATCCATTCGGTATTATTATAATCATTAATTTTATTTTTTTTTATTTTTTTATTCTCTTTTCCATTTGTAATCCAACAAGTACCATACTGTGAATTTTTTTCACCAACACCCATACCTATTTTAACGATACTCATTAATTTTTTTGTTTCCTCAGTATGTTTTTTTTCTCTAAATCCAACATGATTTCTATTTTTAAACATTCCATTTTCCCAACATAATTTTACTATTTTAGAACGTTTAATTGAAATCATTTTATTAAACACAGGGTTTGTCCTTAATTTTATTCCATATGCTTTGCCCGCACAACTTGAACGGTATTTTTGTTGTTCTTCTGAAATAAATCCACCTTTACCGCCAACCATCAAATTCATACATTTTTCTTTTGCAATTTCATTTAAATTAATAACTTCCTTTTCACGATTAATTAATGATTTTCTATCTGGAAGAAATTCAAGATGTTCAAGTTTATGATTTTCTTTACCATGTTTATTTATTGAATATCTTAATCTTTTACCTGACCCTAAATAACCATCATTTAACTTATCGGTTGAATGCATTCCGTAATAATATTTACCATTCAATAAGTTTGTTGTCTTATATATAAAATGGTATTGTTTTTCTTTTCGTGCCATAATCTGTACTTTTCAATATAAATACTAAGAAGTACAAAAAATGACCACAGTGCGGAGAAGGTAGGATTCGAACCCACGGAGCGGGTCACCCCGCTCAACGGTTTTCAAGACCGCCACCATAAACCACTCGGACACTTCTCCAATAAGACCTTATTCATCACAAACACGTTATATCGGTCAGACCAGTGTTGATTGGTCTTAAAAATGGACTCCTATGTGTGAGACTTGAACTCACCTTCACCCTCAGACGGGCAGCATTACCAGCTATGCTAACCACAGGTAGCCATTCTACGTTGCAACATGAATGCCTCGTCAGGCATTGTTGTTCAGCGAGGGAGTTACACCCTCTTTTCGTAAACATTGACATGTTATTTACGAAAACCAACTCTATTAGTTTGTTGGACCGTAGTTGTCCTGAGTGGATTTGAACCACCGACCCCCAACTTATCAGGCTGGTGCTCTAACCAACTGAGCTACAGGACAATTTGAGCACACGGTGGGATTCGAACCCACGAAAACTGGTTTTGCAGACCAGTGCCTTAGACCACTCGACCACATGTGCATATATAAAACTTTCAGTCAATCCTAAGATTGTGCAGTAATCACCACGAGCAGGTAGTTTTATTCGATTACCAAACCAGCATGTCAAAGAGCGTGATTTATACCCTCTAAAGGTTATAAACCGTATTTACATCCTCTAAAGGATATAATTGAGCCGATAATGAGAGTTGAACTCATGACCTCTTGAATACCACACAAGTGCTCTCCCACTGAGCTATATCGGCAATATGTAAAGAACTAAAAACAAAAAACCCGACTATCTTTTCGGATGTCGGGTTCTGTTTGTGTAAGGTAGTTTCGCTTTAGCCTTCTGTACTTCCACTTTTTACCCCAAAACCCTCGTCCGCAATATTTCTGCCAAAATCTGAACAGAATATACCATTCCCATTGCGACTAATTGTCGTTCCCGAATTGGTAATATATGCTACTAAGGTTTTCATTGTTCTATAATTTTAAACTATACGTTTCATCTAAATACGAAGCAAAGGTACAAAATGTTACAATATATGCAAGTTATTTCAATAAAAAAACCCCGAAAATTTCTCTTCGGGGTTTCAAATTATTGAGACTTAGGGACTTAAATCTTTTCCTCTTTTTCACTTAAATCGAAAGTGAAGTTCAAATCCTGGCCATCAATGTTCAAAGCGAGTTGATTTTCATCAAAACTATTGAACTCGGTGAACCACTTTTTGCTGAGAATCAGAGAGAATTTAATCTGTGCAATTTCTTGCAGGATTTTCCTTCTCTGCTTATTAAGAATATTGGATTTGGTTTCCAAGTAGGTCTTCAGAACACCTTTACGTTGTTCTTCACCAAGACTGAGATACATATCGGACTCCAATTGAGCTTGATACTTCTTGATTGCATCTGCCATAACGAACTCACTGAGCTTAAGTGGAGCACCACTTTCAATTTTCTTCACGACATCCTCAACCTTTGGAAGACTTGAGAGACCTTTGATTTTGGTATCAAGCACAACCGACATGTAGAAATCAGTGGCTTCAGCACTAACTACCTTCGGAGCGAATCCATTGTAGTCGGTAACTCCAACTTCCTTGAGCCATGCAGCAGCTTCGTCACCAAGGAGTTCAGCAAAACTCTTGCTTGTCTTTGGAAACAACTGCTTCTTATAATAGTCATAGACTTTCTTGTCGCCTTGCAACTTCTTGAGTTCCCATTGCTGCTTGGCAAGTGCTTCAGCACTGATGGCTTTCACCATTCCCCTGTTCACCAAAGGAATGCTTGTCAGGTCAATAACACAAGTTTCACCATCCATTGTGAACCCAACATTGTTTTTCACCAATATGTTGTGAAGTTGTGGATTGAATATTACTGGAAGTTCTTTGACATTCACGATACCGTCTTTCACAAGTGTGAAGGTATTGTACTTGAAAGAAGCGACCTTATCGATGTTGAATTCGTTCTCAGGAAGAATGGCTTCACCTTCGATATAAATCCTAACACTGAGGTTGGCACGACTTTCGTTCCAAACCAAGTCAGTCAGAGGATAACATCTTTCAGGATTGGCGTTCTTGAATTTAACCTCAACTTTGGTTTCGGCAACCTCTGCTGCGAGTTTCTTGAGTTCATCGGCAGTTTTGGCTTCAGCGAGTTTTTTCTTATCGCTTTCGGTAAGAACCGTTGCAGAAGCAATCTTCTTTCTACCAATCCTATTATATACGAATGAATCGTGGTTGGGGTAAAAGAATATGTCGAGATTCCCAAGGTCTTCAATGAGATTCATGAGACAGTATGCATTATCGGGAACAGGCTTAATCTGTACTTTGCCGTTGGTATTGGGATATCTTTTCGATACGTCACTAATGCATTCTTTGATTGCGGTTTTGAAAGCACCGAGTTTTTGCTTTCCAAAAGCATTTACCAACATTTGGTAATGGTCTTGGTCACCGAGTGCGTAGAACACCTTCTCAGCATCGTCATTCAGCAACTTGTCTGAAAGCACGTAAATCGCTGCGTAAAGTGCGGTATCAGTACCGTTATCAGCAACACCAACAGCGTTTGGTGAGAAGAAATACACTTCTTTTACGTTCTGACTTACGAGAATCTCACCGTCCTTGATGTTGTAAAGCAACACGCTTCCGTCTTTTCCAACGCTAAATGCGAAGTCATAAAGATAAGCATCTTCGATTGTTACAACGGTTTTCTTTCCACCCATAATCTCACCAGACATTTTAGCGTCAAAGACAGGTTCGAACTCGTCAAACCCACTTGTTGAAATCTTTTCTCCACCAATGAGTGCTGCCATTTCAGTAACCCTGCGTGAATCTGCATAGTAACCGTACTCAACGAAAGTAGCTGCTGCCAACTCGTTTTCAAGGGTTCCAAGTGCAGTAATTACCTGATTCCAAGGACAGTCGTTATTCCAACCATCAGTAAGGAAAATCATGGAAAATACACTATCGGGACGGTTTTTGCTGATTCTTCCGATGACCTGATGAACGAGTTCAAGCGGTTGAGCAAATGCAGTACAACCAACGGGACGCAACCATCTGTCGATAGCATCATGTAGGTCAGTTAATGTTTTTAGGGATTTCACCTCAACCTCTTCTTTGAGTACTCCACAATCACGGCTACCACTGAACCATACAATAGAAATTGTATCACCATCCCTCATAATGTTGGATAGTTTGTTCTTTAGTTGTGTTTTGATTAGGGGGAGGTCCTGGTACATCGAGTAGGATACGTCTACTACGAAGATGTGATTTGTTTTTTTGGCAACCTCTACTGTTACCTCGCTATTAATCTCTTGAGTTGTGAGAAAATAGTTCTCGCTTAATTTTACATTTTTTTTCATTTCAATTAAATTTATTTTACAGTTATTTATTTTTCAATAGACATTCTATATACGAAACTAATACAGGAATGTTACAAATTTTCAGTCTTTTTTTACAATTCGGTTGTGGTTTTTTAACCACTGTTCAATATATGCCCCGTCATTACTGACAAACCCGTCATGACAATCCGCTTGGAAATCCCTGACAAGTTGTTCTAAATCTTTAAGAGTTAGGTAGTAACCATCGACATATTCTTCATCTATTAATTTGCTTTCCTGTATAATCATTTTCAATTGATTTAGAAAGCAAATATATTACAATAATACGAGAATTCAAAGAACTTTTTATGTAAATACTCAAAAAAATATTTTTATCCACATTTACTGTTTCCACAACTCATGCAAGTCAGGCAACCTTCCTTGTACTCAAGATGTTCACTACCACAGTTGGGACATGTTCCACTGCCTTTCTCACCGTCTTTAATATACCTTTTAACAACACGACCAACACCATTCTTCCAAGTATTAATATGGTCTTCACCGAAAGTCAGGCTATCTATAAGTTGATGAACATATACCAATGGCATTCTATGCCTTAATACACCTGAAATAAACTTAGCGTAGTTCCAATATTCGGGATTAAATGAATGACTCAAGCCTTCGTGGATATGTTTTTCACCCTTACTATCTACATATTCAATATCGTAACGCTTAGTTCGTTTACCATTGATTTCCGTGATATTTTTAACGACTTCACATTCCTTAAGACTTGTTGGGAGTTCACTTAAACCATTTTCATATTTACCTGTGAAAATCTCATAAGGTCTATCGTCTTTAATCCCAACAACAGCAATCCACTTCTCCAAATTATTTTGGAATCTATGAATTTCACCTTTTAATCGTTTCGGACGTTTTGGTGCATGTATTTCTTCTGGTAGGATTTCTTCTTTCTTTTCTTTCTGAGAAACTAGTACTCCACTACGACTACCATCACGATAAACAGTAATTCCTTTACACCCACTACGCCAACCAGTTTCATAGACTTTGGCAACGGTCTCTTCATCAATATCTGAGGGAAGATTAACCGTTACAGATATACTGTGGTCAACATGTCTTTGCAATCTACCCTGCATTTTGACTTTAGCGACCCAATCTACGTCATTTGAGGTCGCCTTATAATATGGTGACTTCTTTACGATTTCATCGACCTGTTCTTTATTCATGGTTTTCACGATTTCAATGTCATAACCGTTAATTGTTAACCATAACTCAAAATTATGATGAAACACAGGATATTCCATCCAAGCAATTCCTTCATCATCAACGAAATCGATTCTCACATCCTTTTCCTGTGGATTGATTTTACGTCTACGCATATAAACAGGTAAGAAAACTGGTTCACACCCAGAAGTGGTTTGAGTCATAAGACTTACAGTTCCTGTTGGGGCGATGGTCAGTAAGGCGATGTTTCTTCGTCCATGTTTAACCATATCAGCATGTAGTTCTGGGTCTGCTTCTGCAATTCTTATAATGAATGGATTCGCTGCTTCAGCATCGGCATTGTAAATTGGAAACGCTCCACGTTCTTGTGCCATCACGACTGAACTACGATATGCTGCGAGTTTCAGAGTTTCATGAACTCTTTCACTGAAAGCAGTGGCCTCTTCCGTGCCATAAATAAAGCCAAGTGATGCCAACATATCACCTTCAGCAGTCACACCAAGTCCTGTTCTACGGCCTTGTTCGGTTTTCTCCTTGATTTTCTCCCACAGATTCAACTCATACAATTTGATGAATTCGTCTTCGGGGTCTGCTTTAATTTTGGCGATAATAGCATCGATTTTTTCGATTTCCAAATCAATGATGTCATCCATGTATCGCATGGCAATCATCACATCTTGTCGAAACAATTCCCAATGGAAACGTGCGTCTTTGGTAAATGGGTTGCTGACATAACCGAATAAATTAACAGCCAATAATCTACAACTATCATAGGGACACAATGGAATTTCACCACAAGGATTAGTACTGACTGTTTTAAATCCGTGTTCGGGATAGCAATCGGGAATGCTTTCGGACTGAACTTTATCCCAAAATAAGATTCCTGGCTCTGCTGATTTCCAAGCGTTATGAATAACCTTTTTCCAAATTTTAGACGCATCCACGTCTTTCACCATTTTAGGATTGTCGCCAGTAATTGGATATTGTTGTTGGAATGGTTTGTTGTTGAGTGCTGCTTCCATAAACTCATCTGTGAGTTTTACGCTAACATTAGCACCAGTGACTTTACCGTTAGTCATTTTGGCATCAATAAATTCTTCACTGTCTGGATGCTTTACATTAACACTTAACATTAGTGCGCCCCTTCTACCGTCCTGTGCAACTTCTTTAGTGCTATTAGAATAGCGTTCCATGAAAGGAACGATACCCGTACTTGTAATAGCGGAGTTTTTGACTGAACTTCCTTTGGGTCGGATGTGAGATAAATCGTGTCCTACACCGCCCCTGCGCTTCATGAGTTGAACTTGTTCTTGGTCAACTTTGAAGATACCACCGTAACTATCACTGCTTTCATCACCAATTACGAAACAATTAGATAATGATACGACTTGAAAATTATTTCCAATCCCCGACATCGGAGAACCTTGCGGAACAATTCTTTTGAAATTCTTTAACGTGTTGAAAATCTGTTCTTCGTTAAGGGCATTCGGGTATTTGGCTTCGATTCTCGCAAGTTCTTTGGCGAGTCGCCAGTGCATGTCATCGGGTGTAAGTTCGTAGTAGTGGTTTTCGTCCTTGAGGCAGTATTTTCGTATCCAAACGTCTGTTGCTAATTTATCTCCTTTAAAGTATTTTAATGTTGCTTTTTCAACTTCTTGTTTTGTGTAGGTTTTTCCTGAATTTATGGTCATAGAATTTTATAATTTTTTATGAATTTATTGGTCGCAAATATATCGATTGGTTACGATAAATACAAGGCTTAATCCAAATAATTCAAAAAATTTTCGACATTTTTTTAAAGATTCTGACAGCTAGAATTTTACGTTTTATTTTTATTTTTTTACGAAAAGAATATTTGGTTTTGGATTAGTATTTATAAAGAAATTAGCATAATCAAACAGCAATTATTATGATAAACGAAGATAAAGAATTCAACGTAATAGTAGAAACTCTCCTTAAGGATATAAAGAAATGTAATAGTCTTAACGAAAACCAAGAATTAAATGAAGATGCTTGGGAAAAAGTGAAATACGGTTTATCTAAACTCGGAAGATATAAAGCAGGTGGTAAGATAATGGGTAAGAAGAAAGTAGATAAAGCTGCTGCCGACCAAATCAATGCGATTATAGATAAAAAGGGTAATGAAGTAATCAAGGTATTACACAATAAAATACAAGAAACTAATCCACAATTCCCTAACAATGAAAAGGGTGAATTATTTCTAAAAACCGTAATGGAAATCAGTGCTGTTTATGATTCACTTGTTGCAGCAGTAAATAAGACTCCAAAAGAAAAAGGATTTCTACCTGTTGATATGGCAAATGGTATTATTGAAGACCTTGCGACTTACGTGAAAAAATATCTTGATGTTGACCTTAAAGCCGTTTATTCTACAATGGATGAAGAGGTTAATGAGGATGTTAATGAAATTTTTGGTAGTAGTGATAAACCTGATGCTGCTGCCGATGTTAGGAAAGAACTTCAGGGAAAAACTGGTGATGATGCGGTTCAAAGGGATTCTGATAGGATGAAAACCCTTAAATCGAATAAGTTGCCAATGGTTTTAGCAGGTGTTGGAACCGCACTTGGTGCTTTAGGTTGGTTGGCACAAACTCAATGGATGGCTGATTTAATCACAAACATGTTTGGTTCGGGCGTACCCGCAGAAGACGCAATTCTTCAAACAATTAATGGTGGAGCACCTGATGCCGAAGGATTTGTGCATTGGGCGAGTGAAATACAAGGCTCACCAATTCAAACGGGTGCTGATGTTCAGGGATTTGTTGATAAGTTTGGAATTGAGAATGTTCAACAAATGTTTGCAGGTAATGGTGGTGGAACCGTTGAACAACAAGGTCAAATGTTACAACAATTAATTGGTGGTGATGGTGCAAGTAAATCTGTTGGGGAATTATTTAATGCCGACACTTTTGGTGATATGAAGGGTGGTAGAAACCTATTTGGAATTTCGAAAGCAGGTAGCTTTGTTGCAAAGGTTGTTGTGAAGCAGGCTGTTAAGGCCGTTGCTGGCGCAGGTGCAGGAGTTGCTGCAAGTGTTGCGGGAATTGGTGCAGTACTGGTGCCAATCGGCATCGGATTAATTGCCACAGGTGCATTGGTGAAGCTGATGAGAATGAAAGGTCAGAAACAATCGAGAGCAAAAACATTAGATGATTTGTTCCAATCAATTCAACCACTTAAAGGAACGGAAGCAAACCCACCTGTTGATTTAGGCCCTACCGATGATGGTGGAAATATTGTTTTGATTGATAAACTAACAATTATTATCAGGAGACTTCTAATATTTATCAACACTTTTGAAGTAACAGCAGACACAGGAACAGTTGGACCTGCTTCTGACAGCACATCCCCAGGCCCAGGCACAAAACAGAAACCCAAACCTGATGCCGAACAAGATGATTGGAGTAATGATATTTGGAATCAGAATAATACTTGGGATAACACTAAACAGTTCGACCCGTTTGCAAAAAATAAGGGTGCTGTTAATTATGATTACAAACCAAATGTAAATGAAGGTGAATTGGATGAAGGTAGATATATTAAAGACCCGAATGTTTTGGCTAAATTAAATAAGTTGGTTGGGAACGAAGAAACGGTTAAGAAATTCGAAGGATTTATTGTTAAGCTCGTTGGTGTAAGAAATGCAATCAAGAAACTACCAAGCAAAGCTACTGGTGATATTAATTTGGATAATAAGGTTGAGAAGTTGAAAGCGAGTCCGATGATGAATGTTAATTTCATGTCATTGATAAAAATTGACCCTGAAGAACCTGGTTCAATTGAAAGTCTGAAAGATTTTATTCTTGAGGTGGTGAAACTTGTTGAGAGTGGTAAGATGAAACACGCCAACATGCTTGATAAACTAACCGAGAAATCGGAGACTTACCCAACAAAACAAAAACCTAAATTTGGTAGTGTTTCTAGAGAGCAATTTAAAAAGAGCTTGTTGCCTTTTATGGGTGGAGTTGTGACATTATTTAGACATCTTCAGAGATTTAAAAAGAATGCGGGAGCAACCAAAACTGATACAGAAAATCTCGCTGAACAAGTAGACAGAATTAAGAAGTTAATTAGTTATTAATGAAAAAGGGGCACTCGAAAGTGCCCCTCAAAAAAACGGAAATTGATACAAAAAACAGAAAAAATTCTTAAGTATTATTATCGTTTGTTATGGTAAAATCACCAGTTGTGGTTCCAAGTATAACGCTCCCATCATCTAAGTCTTCAGGAAGGTCTTCTTTGTCACCATCATCGATGAGTGATTTCGACCTTGTTTTGAAGTTCTTATCGGTTGAACTCATTCCCCTGTAATTCACACTAGCACTATTCAATGTCGCTGACATATTAGCAACACCGTCTGCACTTGCAGTATAAGTGTAGGTGTTTCCAAAACTGATTCCAAATCCACTACCAACTTCGAATGCGTCTTGATTTGCTGCGAGATAAATGAAATTCCAGTCATCTTTTTCACAGTCCCTAATAAGGTCTTTGATGTTTTGGATGGTATATTCCTTACTATCGTTTTCTTGTCCATCAGTCACAACACACACCAAAACTTTTGCAGGTGCTTCGTCACCAAGTCTTGCAAGTTTAGCTTTATCAGTATTGATTGTTTTACCAATTGCGTCATAAAGTGCAGTCATTCCTCTTGGATACCACTCTTTAGATGTAAGGTCTTTAGCTTTTTTAATGTCTACGAAGTTGTAGAGTAATTGATAGTTATGATTACTATCAAAAAGTGCAACAGTCAGTGTTGCTTCATCGGGTAATTCTCTTTGTTCTTTTAGGAACTGATTGAACCCACCTATCGAATCAGACATGATGCCTGACATCGAACCACTACTATCAAGTACACAAATAATGTGTGTTCTTTCATTGGTGGGAATGTATTCAGTGGTGGTTTTGGTTGTGGTAACAACGGTTACCTTTTTCTTCTTTTTAGCCATTTTTATACATAAGCATTTACTTTAAAGTTATTTTCCCCAAATATAATGATTCTATTTTTGAAATGCAAGAATTATTTTTATTTAAACCAAATAAAAATTATTGGGACTATAAATACCCTGAAATAAAAAACCCATTAGCTTTCACTAACGGGTTTGTCCTGATTAATTAACTACGAAACATTAGAAATTTATGATATATTTTTCCATTTCTTTATTTAATGAAAGATTATTTCCGTTTTTGAAGGCATCATCTGGAATTAGATATGATGTGTTGTTATCAGTTAAAACATATAGTAATTCATAATCACCAACTGCACGTTTTTTTGCCGTATGATAACTTTGATTACCACCCAATGTTCGTAAATTAACTTTATAACAATTGCTTTTATTAACCGAGGTATGTTTTGTTGTTTTTATTTGTACTCGATTAAGTTTATCGTCTTTGTCACAAATCAAATCATATTTCTGATTTTCAGTGATGGGTACTGAAACCCTATACCCTAATAATTGAAGTTCATAAATTGCTTTAGCAAGACCAATATTTCCTTGGTCTTTACTTGTTTTACATTCTGAAAATATTCCCATAGCATTAATTTTCATATAAATACTATGTAAGAGACTATTAGTCTCCCAATGTTGGAAATGATTGTGGGTAGGGACGGATTCGAACCGCCATTGTCTCTTACGTCACGGTTTTACAGACCGCTTGCTTCACCAATTTGCATACCTACCCTTTTTGTTGAGGTGGAGGGATTCGAACCCCCACGTCCCGAAGGAACTTGATTTACAGTCAAGCGAACCAACCAATTGTTCAACACCTCAATATTTAATCCTCAATAAATGTGGAAACATCATCACAACTGATTTCTTCACCATCAAGGCTAATTGAAACCCTTGTGTTTAGATACTGACCACTAGATTCATAGTTAACACCTGTCGATACTTGAATCGCTAAATGTTCACGTAAAAACGATATTAATTCTTCTCTTTCCATTGTTTCAATCTTTAGTGCCCTCGGTAGGAATCGAACCTACGTCACCAGATTAAGAGTCTGGAGCATATCCCCTTTGCTACGAAGGCATTTGTGCACTCGGAGGGAATCGAACCCCCGTCACCTGGTTAAAAGCCAGGGGCATATCCCCTTTGCTACGAGTGCAGGTCTACTTTTTTTCGGGACATTGGACCAAAAAAGTAGTAAAAAACCCTAAAAGTGACCCCTCTGGGAATCGAACCCAGAACCCCCACATTAAAAGTGTGGTGCTCTGCCAATTGAGCTAAGAGGTCATCTCGTATCGACTGTTGTTCACTTGGTAGGATTCGAACCTACGCACGGGGGTTCTAAATCGCAAATGCTGGGTCCCCCAGCTCTATCCAACTGAGCTACAAGTGCAGCCGATACGCCTATTCGCTTTGATACTCAACTCCATTACTTATCAGGTCTACTTGTGTGTTTCTAGCAATTGTGCCTGTCAGACCCTTCCTCTGCTCACGGTTTTTATAGCTTTTGCGATTGTTACACGCATGCCTTTCACACATTTTCAACAAGACTTTCGTTTCGTCTTTCACTCCACTTTCAGATTATAAATGTTTTTCAAAGAACTTCTTAATTTGTAATCATTTTTCACGGGTAATAAACGTTTTTCACCAAAAAACAAAAACCCCGACTCTTTCGAATCGGGGTCCCTTGGTTGTTATAAAGTCATTACTTTTATATTCCAGTTTTAGACATGGTTATCCCGATTCCTGTAAGCATCTGCTTATAAGATTTATAAAGATAATATGTGCTAAAAGTTGTCATTTTTCTATTTGTTAAATTTCAGTTTACAAAACTATGATATAAATACGAAATAAACAAGGAAATGTTACAATTTTTTATAATTATTTTATTCTCTCTCTAAAATTTTAATGTTATTGGGGTCATACACAACACATTCCGACACAAAATTGGGGTTATGATAATCCAAAATAACCACTCCATCAAAACCATTATCGGTTAAATATTTTGTAATCTCTTCTGGTGATGTGTCATCATTTAATTCAAGAACATCCATAAATTCTCTTTTACTACCAACTTGAGCATATAAGGGATTTAATAATGTGACTTCACAAGTATAGATATGACTTCCGTAATAACTTGCCAATTGTTTGGCTTCCGTAAAATAAATTCCTTTTGAATACCAACCTCCATCAGCGTTTCGTCCAATCATATTACTATCGAATTTATCGAATATATTATTTGAACCATGATAAAGAATTTTTTTAAATGGTTTTTTTATTTTACTTAGTTCTTCGTTAATGATTTTTATTATGTCCATAAATATAAATACATAAAAAGGCGAAGATTTCTCTTCGCCTTTAATTAGGTGACATACTCATAACCATCCTTGAACGGCTTGCTGTACACTGGTCTTATCATCTTCCAGATAATCTCTGCATATGCTCTTTTGTCGTATAACCTGAAAAGAATCGAACGGTAGTCCGATAACTTTGCCTGTTCTGCGAATAAAGCACGCTCAGTGATATCATTAATATGATAGATTCTGACAAACTCCAATAATGCTCTCTGTTCGATTACATCATATTCACGCTGCAAATTACCTGCTGTTCTCTGCAACCAGTTGTAGAATTCATCAGGTACTCTATCAAGCAATTCATCGAAGACATAGTTATTCTTCATGTGTTCCCAAACAACGATGTTTGAAACATTTGTTAAGATACTATGTAACCTAATGTATTCGCTAAACTTCCATTTGAATCTAAAATCACCTTGACGAAAAACATAACCTTCTTTGTTCTCCACTTCTTCAAGTCCCTGAAGGTCTTTAGCATCATTAATGTTTTTAAAATCATATGTCTTCACAACAGTGAAAAGATTGGAATACGTGGACTCCAGTTCTTCGTGATTGATTTCATGACCGATAAAGGTTTGAATTCTTGCAAGTAACACAAGTTCTCTTCTGTCACCGTAGTCCACAACAATCCGGTTCTCAGGATAGATGACCTCAAACAAATAAGTACTGTGTTTCTGAAGTTTTTCTGTTCTGGAGCCAAGCATCTTCTTTGCCTCAATTGCCTGTTCAGAAATAAATGAACCTCTTGAAGCAACAATCCATTCCATATGTGGTTCGTAGTAAAATACGATAATCAAAGAACCATCCATCTTTTCATAAATCACGAATGGTTTGCTGAAATCGATTTCAGATGGGTCGTGTTCCTGAAAGTTCTTGAATTTCTGGAAAGGTCTGGCTAAGATGTTTCCGTCTGCATCGATTACCATTCCACGACAAGACATAGTATAGTCATCCCAAAACTTCTTTGATTGAGCTTTAGGTGAATAATTGAGAATCCAGATGTCGTATTCTGGATGCTTATTTGCTACAATGAGATTGTTTTCAATGTAATTATTTAATACACCCCAATCAATTTTCAATAACTTTTCCATTTCACAAATTATTTAATACATGTTTTTCCACATATTCCTTATGATTGATGATAACTTTATCTAAATCATCACTTATTATCATCATTCGTTTCGCCAAATACCACATACCGCCCTGATTCTCAGGTCTCTTAAACTCAGTATAGTCCTCAATCATCACTTTCTTCCACACTCTGACTTCACCTGATTTCAACACCATTTTGAGATGCGGAGCAATTGGTTTTTCTGTGCAATGCCAGCCGGGTCGTTCCGCAAATCCCTTTGTTGGATAGTTTTCATACTCCATCCATTCATTATATGGTAGACTTCTGGTCTTGTTAATAAATAGTGAAGTTATACTTCCGTCTTTTCTCAACCTAAATAATTTATACGCAATCTTTGTCATTATTGGTTTTCTATTAATTGTTCATATGTTCCTATAACAAGTGGGACAACAGCTTCATGGATTTGAGCACGTGTTGCCTCACCAAATGCGATATCTGGAGCTTCCTGAAATAACATATCTAAAATCTCGTCATCTAATTTTCTTGCGCCAGCTTCGTCTTGCATTCGTCCTGCCTCAACATATTTCTTCTTTCTTTTCAAGAAGATATTGAGGTTATTGAATTCGTTATGTACACCGATAACGAGATTCTTAAAATTCGGGTTCTTCGTTGAATCGTAAACCAATGAAAACAACAGAGGTGAGTCTGTAATGATTATGTCTACCTTTCCAACGAGTCTACGCATTTTGTGTACTTGTTTAC